TCTGCAACTCTACACGGCACTTTTGTAACTTAGCGTAAACTTTAAAATCTTCCATCATTTATCTCCTGAATTTACTTAATCTTAACGAGCTTCTCATTGATACATTGAACTTTCGATACATCCTGATCCTGTTTAGCCTTTGCTTGCTCCTCTCTAATACGTTTAAAAGTCTTTTTAATATCCGTCTTTGTCGCTGACGTATATTTAAACTTTGGATTAAGAATTGATTTCTCATTCATAGCTCGACACGAGTATCCATAACATTAAAAGGATTCCAATTATAACTACTTGGTGTTCATCAAGCCATTTAATCATTCTTCATTCTCCATTTCGTTAACCATCCAATGTATTTCTTTCGGTGGTAGTGCTAAGGCTCTGTAAGCCATCATAAGAACTTCATGTTCGCTAGGTGATAATTCTCTACGCTCAAACTTATCTACCATTAGGCGTAAAACGTAAGTTATTTCAGCCACCATCCATTTGTCTATCATGGCCATACTCCACATTTAGATTTGTAATCCATAGCTCGTTCGAATTCAGCAATTCTTTCAGAATCCCATAAATCCATATCGTTATCAATACGATCAAGCTCTATTTGCATTTTTTCTTCACATTCGTAATCTTCTGCTGGTCTGCCTAGTAGCGTATCGTCTAAGTCATTAAGAAAGTTTATATCTGCATTTGGCAGATCAGGCATTTGCTTGTATATTGTTAAGTCCATTTATTTCTCCCTCGTTGTGTTTAGTTGATGTACGAATCATAGTTACGTTTGTAAACATGGTCAACAACTATTTATTAATAGAAACATGAAAATCAATAGGAATAATTTATAAGACGAAACATCAAAAGTATGGCAAGCTATCCGTTCATTGGAGGTGACAATGATTAAAAAAATACTAATTTGGCTGTATTTATCGGCAGCGTTAGGGGTGTTTTTTGCTGTAACAATCTTTGGTACAGTAGCAATTTTGCAAACAATCTTTAATTAGGAGATGGGGATGCGTGATCCAAGTTATTGGCGTGAAGTAGAACGTGAAGAAGCTGAAAAATCTGATGAAAAAGATCGTATATGGACTGATAACCAAAAACTTTCTACAGAAATAAAAGAGCATAAATCTCTCTGGAGAAAGCGTCAGGTAGAGGATAAAGATGAGTGATATGTTTCAAGAGCTGCCGAAAGAAGGCACTAAGAGATATAAAATTTGCATGAATTTTCTAAAGAATCATCCGTTAAATCCGGAACAGTTTGTCGAGGCTTACGGAATGATGAACGCACCGACTTTAGCTAATCTCAGATGCGAGTTTGACGAGCTGGTAAGGGAAGGGTTACTCAAGGAGTTTAAAGGCTCCTACAGCCCTTCTGGCAAGCTCAAACAGGGTATCAAGATAGAAGGTGTGGAGTACGTTAAACCACGTGAACCTAAGCCGTTTACGCCATTATCTAGCAAGTATTTTTTACCAAGAGTATCACCAAGAGGTCAGGTATTACGAGACTTCTGCCACATAGGATTAAGCAATGGAGCAAAAGAAGAAACAGGAAACGACTTATCAGTTCTCAACGAAGTTATGTCCGGTCTGCAAGCGTAGTCGGTCGATAATACAATTTAAGAGTAGTGATATTTGTAAGACTTGCAGGATCAGGAACAAAAGCGTATAGTTCTATGGGAATGGCTAGGGAGTGCAACCCGAAAAGACGATTAGTCACCGTCCTGCCTTTACCCACCACCTGTGACTAAAACCAATGACTTGAGGTTATATATGCACTTCTATCCACACCATATCGGTGACTTTCAGCGTGATACCGCCTCGTTATCTGATTCAGATACTATGGCTTACCTACGTCTAATCTGGATGTATTACGACACAGAATTACCATTGCCAGCAGATGCTAAAAAACTAGCATTTAAGATCGGCTCTAATCCTGATTCTGTTCAGATTATTCTTGATACCTTCTTTACAAAAGAGCAAGACTTTTATCGTCACAAAAGATGTGATGAGGTTCTAAATGAGATTTACGATAAGTCAGATAAGGCTAGACTTGCGGCAGAAGCTAGATGGGCTAAACATAAAGGAACAATGCAAGTGCAATGCGATGGCAATGCGAACGCATTAAAAACTGATGCGTCTGCACCTAAAATTGATGCTACCCATAACCCAAAACCCAAAACCCAAATAAATAAAGATATACGTCCTTTAGATGTTGATATTTCAATATGGCAAGATTTTCTTAAACTTAGAAAAGCTAAAGATGCTCCTATAACGGAAACAGCATTAAAAAAGATTACTTCTGAAGCAGCTAAAGCTAACTGGAAATTAGAGGATGCTCTAACGGAAATGTGTAGTAGAGGATGGACAGGTTTTAAAGCTGAATGGGTAAACAAAACTCAAGACTCTAAGCCAGTATTTGATGGCAGACTGAGAGGTGCTAAATGAGCATAGAAAACTTACTCCAACGTCTAACGAAAGTAAAAGGTGGTAGAGGCAGGTGGACTGCTTGTTGTCCTAGCCATGAGGATCGTAGTCCTTCCTTAGCGATAAGAGAAACAGAAGATGGTCGTATCCTATTGAAATGCTTTGGTGGTTGTTCTGTACAGGAAATAGTCGGTGCTATTGGTATTGATATAGGTGAGTTATTTCCTAAAACACACGATACACACCATATTCCTAAAGTTAAAAATGCTTTTTACGCAACAGACTTACTTAGGGTTATTGAGTTCGAGTCCGTACTGGTATCTGTGGCTGCAAGTAATCTAGCTAACGGAGTTAAATTAACTGATAATGACAGATCACGTTTAAGAAAAGCACAAGAACGGATCATTGAGGCAGCGAGGCACATAAGATGACTACAAACTTAGAATTAGTAGCAGTACAACTAGACGTTGAGCGTAAAGCAAGACTAGTAAAGTCACAGGATATTGACGTAGAAAAGTATCTTAAAAATAACGATGTCGGTCAGAAGGTTCGTATTGTTTCAGATTGGCTTGATGAGATCACAGAGAACTACATCAATCCACCTGTTAACGATAATGCAAAAATGCCGTGGACTAAGACGCAGGATGACTTTAACTTTCGTCTAGGTGAGGTTACTTTGTACGCAGGTGGTAACGGTGGCGGTAAATCGTTAATAACTGGTCAGATAGCGTTGCACTTGATTAAACAGAAACGTAAATGTGTTATAGCGTCATTTGAGATGAAGCCTACTAGCACCATTCACAGGATGCTTAGACAGTTTGCTGGAGAGTTTATTGATGATCCGCTTACTAACGATAGAGATAAGTACATCAAAGGACTGACTCAGCGATTTAACCAGTTCGCAGGAGAACATCTCTACATCTACGATCAGCAGGGTTCTACAACTCCGAACCAGACTATTGCTATGGCTAGGTATTGTGCTGTAGAGCTAGGCATCGAGCATATTTTTATTGACTCGTTAATGAAAGTTTGTAATGCTGAGGATAATTTCAATGAACAGAAATACTTTGTCGATGAGCTAACCGCATTGGCACGAGATCATAACGTCCACATTCATTTAATCCACCATATCCGCAAGTTACAGTCAGAGGAAGTTCAGCCTGGCAAGTACGACATAAAAGGCACTGGGGCTATAACGGATCAGGTTGATAATGTATTCTTAATGTGGCGTAATAAGCAGAAAGAGAATCGTAAGCGTAACGGAGAGAAGTACGAGGAGGATTTACCTGATGCTTACTTGATGTGCGAGAAGCAGCGTAACGGTGAAGCTCAAGAAATGTACGGACTTTATTACCATCAAGGTAGCCAGCAGTTTATTGAGACTTGGGGTGGTGCTACGATGGACTTTGATAACAAGGGAAAGTTTCGTGGATAAAATTGAATTTGGTGACTGCCGAGAAATAATGCGTAAATGGGCTGAGTTAGGCATTAAATCGCAAACTTGTGTAACTAGTCCGCCTTATTACGGATTGCGTGATTATGGGCATGATGGTCAAATAGGATTAGAAGAAACTCCAGAAGAATACATATCTGCAATGGTTGAGGTATTTCGATGTGTATGGGATGTACTTGAGGATGATGGGACACTATGGTTAAACATTGGTGATAGTTATTGCGGCACTGGTAGTAAGGGCGATTTAATAGATCCTAAAAATCCTAATGGCAGAAACGGTCAATCTAAAAGCAAAACTCAAAAGTTAGAAGGTTATAAATCAAAAGATTTAATCGGTATTCCGTGGATGCTTGCATTTGCTTTACGTGCTGATGGTTGGTATTTACGTCAAGATATTATTTGGCATAAACCTAATCCAATGCCAGAGCCAGTACAAGATCGTTGCACTAAATCCCATGAATATATATTTTTATTTAGTAAGAAATCAAAATATTATTACGATATAGATGCAATGCAGGAGCCAGCTATTTATGCTGGAGATGATAGAGGTTCAAGAGGAGATTCAAGGAGAGGAACAGAAGCAAACTCAATGTCAGGTAAAACAGGAGAAACTAGGAATAAACGTAGTGTTTGGTCAGTAACTACTAAACCTTATTCTGGAGCGCATTTTGCAGTATTTCCTCCTGATTTAATTGAACCTTGCATTATGGCTGGTGCGCCTATTGGTGGTATTGTTCTGGATCCTTTTATGGGAAGCGGAACAACTGCACAGGTAGCTCAAAACTTAGGACGCAAATATTTAGGCTGTGAATTAAATACAGAATATGAGATATTGCAACGTGAACGACTTAAACAACAATCACTAGAATTAATATGAATGAGTTTTTTGAGGAAGAAAGACATCGGTGTGAAGTCTGGCAAGTATTACGATGGAGAGCGCAAGATAGAAATAAGTCATCAGATTACTTGCAGTTAGTCAGAAAGATGCGAGGACATAACGCAGCCGATAAGCTAGAGAAAGATTGTAAAGAGCAATGGTCTCGAGGTGCGAGAGGCTTAAAAGGAGATTGGCGTGACTAAAAAAATTGAAGATTATGACTTATCAAAAGCATCACAAAGATATTTAGCAAGAAAAGCAGGTTTTGATGTTCCATTATTAAAACCCTATAAGTCTCCTGAATTTTGGTCTCAAATTGAAAAAACTAATACATGTTGGTTTTGGACAGGTCGCAAAGATAGATGTGGGTATGGTGTTTATTCTACAAATAAATTTACTCATAAAGCCCATAGATATTGTTATGAAATAACCAATAATGTAAAAATAGGTTCTTTAATAGCAATGCACACTTGCGATACTCCGCATTGTGTAAATCCTGACCATATAAAACTAGGCACACATCAAGATAATCAGCATGATAAGTTTTTAAAAAACAGACAAGCCAAAGGTTCAAAAATTAAAGCATCAATTTTAAAAGAAGAAAATGTTATAGATGCTAGAGAAAAATATAAAACTGGCAAATATACATATATTGATTTAGCAGTTGAATATGGTGTATCAAAAGATGCAATGCAAAAAGCAATTCGTGGAATTAATTGGGGGCATATTTAATGACGTTTAAAAGGGTCGATGAAATTCAAACTCAGGTAACTAAAGCGTTAAGAGCTGAAGGCTGGACTGTTCAGCATTTACACGAGGTAGGGAAGGGTTGTCCTGATTTAATCGTAGGAGCTAAAGAAAAGAACTTCCTAGTAGAAGTCAAAGACGGCAAAAAGGCGTGGAAGCTAACACCAGATCAAGTTATCTGGCATTACAACTGGAAAGGACAGGTAGTCGTTGTAACGAGTCCAGAAAACGCAGTAGAGACTATTAACAATTTATTAAAGAGTGGCAAATGACTGAAAAAGAATTATTGCAACAAATTGTAAATGCTTGGGAGCATGGCAGCGAAATAGGAATAGTTAATGCTATTGAAGCAATACGCACAAGACTAGAGCAGCCAAAGAAAGAATGGGTAGGTTTGACGGATGATGAGATAAAAAAAGTGAATCAATTGGGCATTTATGAAAAGCCTTTGATTGAATTCGCTAGAGACATAGAAGCAAAGTTAAAGGAGAAGAACTTTGACTGATCCGCACGCAGCAATCGACTACATAATCAAACATTCAAAGGAATACGCTAAGGCTAAAGCTGACGTTACCTACTTGTCAGAATTCCGTAAGACTAAGAAAGCATTATGTTTTCAAAATAGCATGAAAAGTACGATGGCTGAGAAAGAAGCTGATGCTTACGCTAATCCAGAGTATCAAGCTGTATTGGAAGGGCTTAGGGAGGCTGTAGAAAGGGCTGAGACGCTACGATGGATGCTCATAGCGGCTCAGGCTAGGATTGATGTATTTCGTACTCAGGAGGCTTCTAATCGGTTCCTTGAGCGTTCCACTATTTAGATTTCATCTTCAAAGTAGTCGAACTCGTCTGCGTACCACTCGTCATCTTCTTCACAGTACCAGTACCAGATTTCTTCTTCTTCATCGAAAGACCAAGCTATGCCTTCTTCATCGTACTCGTAACCATCGTCCTCAAACTCAACTTCATCGGATTCTACGTAAATAACCATGTCACCAACGGTAATAGTAATCATAAATTTCTCCAAATAAACACAGCCCACACGCTGTAAAACAATGCTACCAGAGAATTATGACTGCTCAATAAATAGGCATTAACAATATGACAATAGATAACATTAACAGTCCAATGCACTACACAAGAGGTGGTATAGAGACTATCGACTTTATTGAGGCTAAGGGACTTAACTACAACTTAGGTAATGCTGTTAAATACATATCCAGAGCTGGTTACAAGTTAGATATGGCTGAGGATTTAAAGAAAGCAGTCTGGTATTTAAACAGGGAGATCAGTCGAATTGAAAAAGATAACAAATGATCTATAGAAATAAAACGATCCTTGAATTAGCTAGAGATATGCCTTGCCAACATTGCTATATATCGGATGGAACTGTTGTGGCTGCTCACTCAAATCAGTTGCGAGACGGTAAAGGACGTGGTATAAAATCACATGATTACCGCATAGCTGCTTTATGTTACGCCTGTCACATGGAACTGGATCAAGGCAAGAATCTAAGTAAACAAGAGCGTGTCGAGATGTGGGAAGAAGCACATAGAAAGACAATCGGATTACTCTTTGATAACGGTAAATTACAGGTGATTAAATGATGAAGAAAACTAAGGCAGCTAAGAAAGTCAGCAAGGTAATGAAGGAATTTGGTAAAGGCGAACTTCATTCAGGCAAGGGTGGCCCTGTAGTTAAGTCCAGAGACCAAGCCATCGCTATAGCATTAAGCGAAGCAAAGGTAGCTAAGAAGAAAGCCAAGAAATGAAAGCCGGACTATACAGCAATATCCATAGCAAACGTAAGCGCATAGCTGAGGGATCAGGCGAGAAGATGAATAAGCCTGGTACTAAGAATGCGCCAACTAAAGCAGACTTCAAGTTAGCTGCTAAGACTGCGAAGAAAAAGAAATGAGTGCGGCTTGGACAAAGAAAGCAGGTAAGAATCCTAAAGGTGGTCTTAACGAAAAAGGTCGTAAATCTTACGAGGCTGAGAATCCTGGCTCTAATCTAAAAGCTCCAGTTAAGTCAGGTGACAATCCACGTAGAGCAAGTTTTTTGGCTCGTATGGGGAATATGCATGGTGCTGAGAGAAAACCAAACGGTGAGCCTACTAGACTGCTGTTAAGTCTAAATGCTTGGGGTGCAAGTTCAAAAGCTGATGCAAAAAAGAAAGCAGCAGCAATATCTGAAAGGAATAAAAAGAAATGAAAGGCATGAAATCTTGTCCTAAGTGTAAGGGTGGTGAGTGCAAAGGCGGTAAGGGTTGCATGATGGAAGAAAAAGAGAAAAGCAAAAAGAACGGCAAGATCGAGATTGAGATTAGTCTGCCCATGCGTGGAAGCCGTACCAAAACAAACAAAGCCAAAAAGAAGTAATGCGTTACACATACGGACTAGAGAATATTAAAGTTCGTGATTGGGGAGAAGGAGCTGATGTAAAGGTAGGCTCCTTTTGTTCGATTGCTGATAACGTAACGATCTTTATAGGTGGTAACCATAGGACTGATTGGGTAACGACTTATCCGTTCGGACACATCCATAAAGACGTATTTAATCATCACGGCAAAGGTCATCCAGCCACTAAGGGTGATGTAGTCATAGGTAATGACGTATGGATAGGCTCAGGGTCAACAATATTATCTGGGGTCACGATTGGAGACGGGGCGGTAATTGCTGCCAACTCTGTGGTCGTAAAGGATATTCCGGCTTATGCAATTGCAGCAGGAAATCCGGCAATAGCAATAAAGTTCAGGTTCACTCGGAGTCAGATAGAGAGACTGCTACAAAACCCGTGGTGGGAACTGCCAGATAGCCGTATAAACGATTTAATCCATTTGCTTTGCTCTAACGATATAGAGGCTTTAATTGCTGCCAAAAACGCTTAATTTAGGATCAGGTAAAGACTGGCGAGATGAGTGGTTTAACGCTGACATACAGGCTAGAACTAAACCTGACTGGCACGTAGATATTACTCACGTAGAGTTTGGTGAGGTAATTGATACTAGGTTTGGTAAGGTAGAGATAAAGAAGGGAATGTTTAACCAGATAGTCGCTAATGACGTACTGGAGCATATACCTGATCTGGTAACGGCAATGACTAACTGTAAAGACTTGCTTGACACAGGTGGCGAGTTCCACATTCAAGTGCCGTATGACTTGAGTTTAGGTGCGTGGCAGGATCCAACTCACGTAAGAGCATTTAACGAAAACAGCTTTTTATACTATACTGATTGGCACTGGTATCTAGGCTGGGAAGATAGATTTACGGTCAAGACAATGGAGTTCGGTATATCTGAGTTCGGTCAAACGATACAGGATCAGGAGACGCTACTTAGAACGCCAAGAGCAATAGATTTTATTCGAGTAATCTTAACAAAGAGCTAAAAAGCCTGAGAATTAGGATGTTGTATTTGTTTACAGCAAAAAAGCGATGGGAATCCTTTCCCTAGTTCTCAGACTTATTAATAATCATGCAAGCTATCGTTATTTGTTCCACAGGAAACATTGGTCTAAACATACTGCTTTTAAGCATAAAGGCGTATTGTCCGAATATACCTGTATATCTATCCAGTAAAAATACTGAGGACGCTGAACTTGTAGATACATGGATATACAACGTAGCTACAAACTTTGGTGATGCGTATAACGAAGCTATGTCTAAGGCGTTTTACGATGGCTACAAAGAAATCATTATCGCTAACGATGACGTTGTTATAACTCCGACAACTTACAAGAATCTACAGTCAGATATTGAGCTACTAAAGAATCACACCGACAAACTAGGTTTCGTAGGAGCAAGAAGTGACTATATTCTTTGGGATCAAAATATTCGTTGTAGTATTACTAATGATTCTATCTCTGGGTTAAAATGGGCATCAGAAGATCACATCAAAGAAGTAGGGGTCATTGCGCCTATTTTTGCTTACATCAATAAACAAGCGTTTGACGTAGCAAGATTCCCTAGCACTAATTGGTATTCAGATAACATTATGTGCGATGATCTATCTAAAGCAGGGTTCAGTCATTATGTAAGTACGGCATACGTGCATCATGCGGGAAGTCAGACAGTAGGAATGGACTACGCAAAGTGCCACGAGGAACCTAGAGAATGGATACGGACTAACCGTCCTGATAAATACGAGGAAATATATGGGACTACTGGATAACGCCCTACAAGCCATAAAGAACCAATACCAAGAGACTAAAGGTAATGTTGGCTTGCTTATGTCTGATCCTAAGCAATATATGTCAGGACTGAACCAAGACGCAGCAGAGTACAACAGATTGTCAAGTCTAGCTTTACAGGCAGAGCGTAACGCTTATCGTGGATTACCAGTATCTCAGGAACAGGCAGCAGCAAAGCAGTACATAGATCAGCAACAGCAGGATATGGCGTTAGGATTTGTAGGAAATATAAAAACTGTTAAGCCTAATCCTAAATTGGTTGGTACTGCTGAACAAAGAGCTGCTGAACAAGGATATATAGATTATCTGCATGGAACTCAACGCTTAGATAGGATGCTTGAAGGAAGGACTTTAAATCCTAAAAGGGCTACTTCAGGCCCTATGCCGTATGGAACTCCAAGCCAAGAATTATCATCTAATTATGCAATGAATAAAGCCGATACATCACGAATAGCTAGTGATGCAGGTGATATGAAAAATTATTTCCAAGTCGCACCTAAAGATATTGGCTCTAGCGGTAGGTCTTTGATGGCAGTAGAGGACTCATGGTGGAGATTACCTCAAAGTAAAAAGAATGAGATATTAGACAAAGCTAAACGTATTGGATATGCGAATCCAGAGGAAGCAGAAGGAAAATGGACTTTGCACCAAACATCTGCGGGTGCGCCATATTCAGAAAGCCACTGGAATTACACTTTGAACAGAGAAGCTGGTGGGAATCCATTAAAAGCATTACGTCAAACCTACGCAGAAAGCGGAATGTTAGATGCTTATGCTCCAACTGAGTTAGCTGATATATACAAATTAGCAGGATACGATGCTCCAATAACGCAAACAAATGCACCGTGGACTGAAGCAAAAGGCGTATTTTTAGGTAAGGCTAGAATTACTAATCCTTTGCAAACTACTGACACAAAGAATTTACAAGAAAATGTCATACCGTATTTAAAAGAACAGTTCAAAAATGACAAGACTCGTAAGAAACAATATGGTGCAGATCAATGGGATAAAAACACAAGATATACGCCTAAAGAATGGGTAGATCAGTTAGAGCAGGATGTTGCTAATGGTCAAAACTCTTTTGTATGGACATCAATTCCTGATAAAGTTACTAAAACACTAAAAGAAGGTTTAGGGTATAACGGAATCATAGACACAAGCGGCAAAGGTGGATCAGGAACTCCAGTGCCAGTAGTGATACCTTTTGAGCCTGGTCAGATACGATCAAGATTTGCTCAGTTTGATCCTGCAAAGATTGGGCAACCAGATTTATTAGCTGGAGTAGTTCCACTAGGATTGTTAGCAGGACAAGAACAGCTAGAGATGAAGAAAGAAAAGAAACCTAAGAAGTAACGCATGACACCAGAAAGGTAATGCAAAAATGGAAACAGATTACACCAGTAAAATAGAGGAAGATGCACGAATAGCTAACCTTACTAATATGGGTAAGGGTAGACCTAAAGGTGCGGTCAACAAGTCAACATCTATCGTTAAGGAAGCTATTGCAAAGCTACTAGAACGTAACGTAGAGAACATGGATGGATGGCTAGAACAGGTAGCTAAGGACGATCCTTACAAGGCTTTAGACCTAATGAATAAGCTGTGTGAGTACCACGTACCTAAACTGGCTAGGTCAGAGATTACAGGTGCAGATGGTGGCGCAGTAGAGCATAGCGTGACATGGCAGAAGTAATACTTTGAATATTTACTAAAAAAGTATTAAAATATATCCATTAGGAGAATCTTATGGATAGAAAAGCCAGAGTTGTCGATTTAGATGGTTTAGAGCATCATCATTGCGGTAAGTGCAAAACATATAAATTGCCAGAAGAATTTTATTTAAACGCAAGATCGCTTACTGGTAGAGGCTCATATTGCAAGCCATGTATGAGCGATTATACAAAGACAGAAAAATGGTCTAACTGGAGAAAAGAAAAGTATTACAAAAATCCATCAAGATCAATTTGGATAGAAGCTAGAAACAGAGCTAAAAAAGCTGGATTGCCTTTTAATATTGATCCAGAGGATTGTGAGATTCCGGATTTATGCCCAGTTTTAGGGATAAAGTTAATTAATAAGGGATTTGGCACAAGAAATGATGCTACTCCTACTTTAGATAGAATTAGAAACACAGAAGGATATATTAAAGGGAATGTGAAAATTATTTCTTGGAAAGCAAATAGGCTTAAGTCTGATTGCAATGACTACAATGTTTTTTTAGCGATAGCGGAATATGTCAGAAATAATAATCCCTTACAAACCTAGACCACAGCAGTTAATCCTGCATGATGCTCTTGATAACAATAGATTTGTTGTTGGGGTTATGCACAGAAGGTTTGGGAAAACAGTGGCTGCGATCAACCAGCTTATCAAAAAAGCAATAGAGTGTGAGTTAGATGATCCTAGATTCTGCTATGTTGCTCCTACATATACACAAGCCAAGAGGATAGCGTTTGACTACTTGGTTAAGTTCACAAGACCTTTGGGTGCTAGCGTAAACATCTCTGAGCTGCGTGTTGACTTTTGGGGTAGAAGAATCTCGTTGCATGGCGCAGATAATCCAGATTCATTACGTGGAACTTACTACGATGGATGCGTCTTAGACGAAGTAGGAGACATGAACCCAAAGGTATGGAATGAGGTTCTTAGACCGAGTCTGAGTGATAGATTAGGCTGGTGCTTATTTATCGGAACTCCAAAGGGTCGTAACCATTTCGCAGACTTTAGAGATCGAGCTGAGGAAACTGATGGGTGGAAGTTGCTAGAGTTTAAAGCTAGTGAAACTGGCATTATTCCTGAGTCAGAACTTAACGCAGCTCGTGCTGAGATGGGTGAGGATAAGTACCAACAAGAGTTCGAATGTAACTTTAATAGTGCCGTAGAAGGGGCTTACTATGGGCAGATTATCAACGATCTTGAAGCAAAAGGTCGTCTCACCACTGTTGACCGTGATGATCTTTGCAAGTCTTATGTGGCTTGGGATTTGGGTATGGGTGACTCTACTTGCTTGTGGGTGGCTCAATTGGTTGGCAAGGAAGTCAGGCTCATTGATTTCGTGGAAAACCACGGGGTCGGGCTTGATTGGTATGTCAATTGGCTCAAAGAAAATAGATATGAGCGTTTCTACCAGTACCTTCCACATGACGTTGAAGTCCGTGAAATGGGGACAGGAAAGAGTCGCAAGGAAGTCCTCCAAGAAGCAGGACTAGAGATTACCGTAGCTCCTAGACTATCTGTGGCTGATGGCATACAGGCTGTGCGTAGGCTGCTACCACGTTGTTGGTTTGACAAGGATAAGACTAAGCAAGGCGTTAATGCTTTACGTAACTATCGCAGGGAATATAACGAGAAGCAGAACGTGTACTACGAGAAACCGCTACATGATTGGGCATCTCACGCATCAGATAGTTTTAGGTATTTAGCGATAACACTTGACGAATCGGACGATTCATGGTCATCAAATATCCCAATTAATACTAAATGGGTTGTATAATAAGCAAAATATCCGCATAGGGTTTAGCTATGGATTCAGGACAAGTAAAAGGTATTTTAGAGAACGAGATTGATAACTCAATCGGCTTTATCGACTCTGAAACTACTGACGAACGGACAAGAGCATTACAGTATTACTTACGTGAACCTTACGGTAACGAGGTTGAAGGTCGCTCACAGATCGTAACGGGGGAAGTAGCTGAAGCTGTTGATGGCGCATTGCCACAGCTTCTACGTGTCTTTACGACAACAGAGGACATAGTTTACTTTGAGCCTAAGTCACCTAATGACGAGGAAACAGCAAAGCAAGCTACTGAATACTGTAACTGGGTGTTCTATCGTGAGAATGATGGTCTGCTGATTCTGCATAACTGGTTTAAGGATGCGCTCCTGCAAAAGACAGGCGTTGTTAAGTCTTACTGGGATTCGCAAGAAGATGTAGTCAAAGAAAAGTACAAGAACCTAACAGAAGAAGAACTCGCTTTATTGCTATCTGACGAGACGATGGAAGTCGTGCGTCAAAAGGTCGAGATGGTAGAAGCTGGTGTAGATCAGATGGGTATGCCGATTATGGCTCCGTCTTATTCTGTAACGGTAAAGAAGGTTAAGAAGTCTGGTCAGGTAAAGATTGAGAACGTGCCACCAGAGGAGTTCTTGATCTCTAAGGCTGCTAAGACTATTGATGATTCTCCGTTCGTTGCTCACAGACGTTTAATGCCTCGTAGTGATCTTATCGCTATGGGTTACAGTAAAGACGTAGTTGACAGTCTGCCAACGTATGATGATCTAACCTATAGTCCTGAGCGTATCGCACGATTTAACCAAGACGAGCAGCCAGATTCCTCGCCTAGCCTAGACTTCTCGATGCAAGTGCTTGAGGTTTACGAGTGCTATATACGTATTGACGAGGACGAGGACGGTATTGCTGAGTTACGCAGGATTGTTTACTGTGGCTCTGAGATTCTGGATGACGAAGAAACAGACGTTATTCCGTTCCATTCAATCTGTCCTATCCCAATCCCACATAAGTTCTTTGGGCAGTCATTAGCTGATCGCACAATGGACATTCAGTTAATCAAGTCCACGTTAATGCGTCAGACTTTGGATAACTTGTATCTAACGAATAATGCTCGTGTTGGCGTGGTTGACGGTCAGGTAAACCTTGACGATATGCTTAACGCTACGCCTGGTGGAATTATCCGAGTAAAGAATCCTAATGCTCTGATTCCAATGCAAGTGCCTAGCGTTACAGGTCAGGCGTTCCCAATGTTCGAGTACCTTGACGGTGTAGCAGCCAAGCGTACAGGCGTATCAGACGCTAACGCAGGTTTGGATCCAGACGTACTCAATAACGTCACAGCTACTGCTGTAGCGGCTATGATGAAGTCTAATAGCGGTAAGTTGGAGTTGATTGCTCGTGTGTTCGCTGATACTGGCGTTAAGTCGTTGTTCAGAGGTATCTTGCATCTATTGGGCAAGTATCAGGACAAGGCAAAGCTAGTCCGTATGCGTGGCAAGTACGTACAGTACGATCCTAGAACTTGGGCGAATGAATACGACATTAGCATTAACGTAGGCTTAGGTTCTGGTGACAGAGATCAGAAGTTGGCAATGTTGCAAATGATTCTGGCTAAACAAGAGCAGATATTGCAGCAGTTCGGCCCATCTAATCCACTAGTATCGGTAGGTCAGTATCGCACCACGTTAGCAAAGTTTATCGAGTCAGCAGGGTTTAAAGATGCAAACGCATTTCTTAACGAGATTACTCCTGAACAAGATGCTGCTCTTGCACAGCCTCAGCCTCCATCTCCCGATGCACAGGCAGAGGTTGCTCAAATGCTTGCGGACGTTGAACGAGAGAAGATCGCTGCGAAGTCGCAGATTGAAGCGGAGAGATTGAGATTAAAGCAGCAGGAACTCGAAGCTCAATATACCCAAAAGGGTCTAGAGATGGCTATGAAGAACCAGCAGCAACAGTCTGACATCAAGATTAAAGAAGCACAGTTAGCTGTTCAGCAGTTACAGGCAATTCTAACGATGGATATGGCAGACGAGCAGATGCGTCAGAAGCAAGCTGAGATTGTCCTGAAAGCGATTAAAGAATTAGGTGGTTTAGTCCAATGAGTAAAGCAGATTGGGCAGCTCGAATACTTCAAGATGAGCGATTCATTGAGGTAATGAACGAGCTAAAAGAGTTAGAGATACAGAAGTTTAGAAGTACAGATTACAGCGACATGGAACTACGTGAACAAGCGTATCTACGCCTCAGGGTTCTGGAGGATATAGAAGGTTATATTCAAGGGCTTACTAACCAAAAGCTCATTGACGCAAAAAGATGGAAGATTTTGTAGTCCGTATAGGGCGGTTCCCTATATAATTATGGAAATGAAAACATGAGCGATACTGAAAGCACCACTCCAGAGGGAAGTGCGCAGTTAGATGTAAATGGTGCAGCTAACGCTATTTTGGGATTAATGGGTACTGATGACGGCTCCGAACAGGAACAACCAGAACAGCGCACAGAATCCAACGATAGCGATGCCGAATCAGAGGAATACGAGGAATCGGAAGAATCTGAGGTAGAACAAGAAGAAGCTGATGAGTCAGAGGAACCCCAAAAATTCCGAGTGAAAGCTGCGGGAGAAGAACGTGAGGTAACCCTAGATGAACTCATTAAGTCGTATCAACTTGGCACTGATTATACAAAGAAATCGCAAGCTGTAGCGGAAGAACGTAAGGCGGTTGAGGCCGAACGCCAAGCAGTTCAAGAAGCTAAGCAACTCCGTGATACTTATGCGGAGAGGTTGCAGTATATCGAGCAAGCCTTGATGCAGCCTCAAGAAACAGAGAATCTGGAATACCTGAAAGAGACTGATCCTATTGGATACGCTGTTAAGGTTGCAGAGATGTCTCAGAGGGAAAAGCAGTTAGCGCAAGTTCGTGCTGAGAGACAACAGATCGCTCAACAGCAGGAATACGACAGACAGCAGCAACTACGTGCAACGGTCGCACAAGAAGCTGAGAAGTTAGTTAGTGCGTTACCTGAATACGCTGATCCTGTTAAGGGTGAGGCAATCCGTAAAGACATCCGTAGCTACGGCAAACAGGCTGGATTCTCGGATGATGAACTAGCGAATGTATTTGATTCACGTGCTGTATTAACGCTTTATAAAGCTATGCAGTACGATAAATTGAAAGCATCGCAACCAGCTATTGCTAAGAAGGTGAATGATGCGCCTAAGACAATGAAGTCAGGTGTATCACAACCAAGAGATAGCGGAGCTGAGGACTTTAAAAAACTGAAGGCTAGAGCTAGACAGTCTGGAAAGATTGGCGATGCAGCAGCCGCTTTTGAACGATTCTTATAAGGAATTATTATGCCTACATATCAAACATTTACCGCTATCGGTATGCGTGAAGATTTATCTGACGTTATCTATAACATCAGCCCAACTGAAACACCAATTATGTCCTCTATCGGTAAGACTAGCGCAACTGCTGTTTACCATGAATGGCAGACGGATTCGCTCGCCGCAAGTACGACAGCGAATGCGGCCGTTGAGGGGGCAGACGCTACAAGCGCAACTTTAGCTCCAACTACTCGTGTAGGTAACTACACTCAGATCGTACAAAAGACTGTACAAGTTTCTGGTACTTTGGATAAAGTAAACAAAGCAGGTCGTAAGTCAGAAAAGGCTTACCAGTTAGCTAAGGCTTCTGCTGAACTAAAGCGTGACTTAGAGACAATCATCACTGCTAATCAGGGTCGTAGCGCAGGTACATCAACCGTAGCCCGCACAATGGGTTCGTTGTTGTCATGGATCAAGACCAACAGCTCACAAGGCAGTGGCGGTTCTGCTCCAGCAACTTCAGGTGTTTCTACCCGTACCGATGGTACACAGCGTACTGCTACTGAAGCATTGTTGAAAACTGTTATCGCTTCGATCTTCGATCAAGGTGGTTCACCTAAGGCTGTATTCGTTGGTTCAGCTGGTAAACAGAAGATGTCAACCTTTGCAGGTATCGCTGTAAATCGCTATCAGATCACTAAGCCTGAGGCTGGCGTAATCATCGGTGCTGCTGACATTTATCAGTCTGACTTTGGTCAATTGTCTATCGTTCCAGATCGTTTCATGCGTACTCGTGATATGTTAATTCTCGATCCTGAGTATGCAGCTATGGCTTACTTACGTCCATTCATGACTAATGAATTGGCTAAGTCTGGTGACTCCGAGAAAACTCAGATTCTTGCTGAAGTTACTCTCGAAGTTAAGAACGAAGCAGCTCACGGTATCGTAGCTGACTTGGACTTCTCGCTGTAATTTGACTAGCCCTCTACTTAACGGTAGGGGGCTTTTTTGAGGGATTAATGGAAAACTTTCGTACTCAGACGGTTCATGCGGACGGTGATGGCGGGATTATCATCGAAACTAATCAAGATATATCTGACATCCTAGAGCGCAATAAAGTGCTTCAGGAAGTTGACAAGGCTAGGACAGGAGCAACAGAAGATTTACATTTAATAGGCTCAATACCTTTTACGGCTATTGATAAGCTAAATCAAATGGGAATCATGCGTGGATTTGCGATAATGGACGAGGTAGCTTTTAAGAAGTGGCTCAACCATCCTGAACAAGCACCGTTAAAGATATATCGAGGAACAGTATGAGAGTTGGCGTTTGTATTCCATGTAGGGACGAAGTACATACAGGTTTTGCGTTTGATTTTGCTAGGATGGCTGCACATGATGCGTCTGTTCGATGCAAGGACGGTAAGGGTGGTCTAAGCCTCTATACGATGCCTGGAACGCTTATATTTGATCAGCGTGAGAAGTTAGCTCAGGTAGCATTAAAAGAGGGCTGTGACGCTGTTCTGTACATTGATAGCGATATGCGGTTCCCTCCTGATCTGATAACGATAATGTTATCTCGTGAGGTTGGAATTGTAGGTGTCAATGCTGTCACTAGACGTAAACCATGTATGCCAACGGCTAAACTGTTAGTTAAGTCAGAGGATGAGAAAGGTATTCGCCATCATTGGTCTAATGTCGATTCTCGTGGTAAGGAAGGTATTGAGAAGATTACTGCTGTTGGTTTTGGGGCGGTAATGATTCGTAGGGAAGTGTTTGAGAAGGTTCCTCAGCCGTGGTTTGATGCAGGATGGGGACCAACTGGTGTAGTAGGTGAGGATGTTCACTTCTGCGTTAAGGCTGGTGACAATGGCTTTGATACTTACGTGGATCACGAGCTGTCTATGCACATTAAACACATAGGTACGTATGAGTACGGTTGGGACGATTTCGAGCAACTAGAGGAATAATATGGCTTTTACGACATATAGTGACTTAAAGACTACGATAGCTAGTTACTTAGCACGTAGTGATTTAACAGCTATGATTCCTACGTTCATCCAGTTGGCTGAATTACGTCTGCGTAGAGAACTTAGAACTCGTCAAATGTTGGTTGTAGCTACAGCAAATACGACAGGTGGAGACTCTACCGTAGGATTACCTACTGACTTCCTAGAGATGCGTGATATTCACGTTAATACTAATCCTATAACGACACTAGCTTATAGTGCGCCTAACTCGTTCTATAACTCTTACAGGGCTACAGAATCAGGTAAGCCAACTGACTACACAGTATTAGCGACAGAGCTTCAATTGTCTCCTATTCCTGATAGCACTTATCAGCTACAAATGCTCTACTACGCACAGCCGTACTTCTTGAGCGACTCGAATCAAGGTAATGTATTCTTGACTAACTTCCCTGATGCGTTGCTGTACGCTGCTTTAGGCGAGGCAGAACCGTATCTAATGAATGACGCAAGATTACAGACTTGGGCTAGTTTGTACGATAGAGCAATATCATCAATAACGATAGCAGACCAGAGTAGTGAGTACAGTGGTCAGCCAATGTCAATGAACTATAACGTGAGGTAAATTATGGCAGAGATGTCAACATACTTAGAAAATGCTCTGATTAACGCTACCTTGCGTAATACGAGCTATACAAGTCCTTCTACTGTTTACGTAGGTTTATATACGTCTGATCCTACTGATGCCAATACTGGTACTGAAGTATCAGGTGGTTCTTATACACGTACTGCGGTAACTATGGGTTATCCTACTGACGGTGTATCGACTAACAGTTCTGCGGTAGAGTTTCCACAGGCTTCTGGTTCATGGGGTACAGTTGGCTGGATCGGTATTCTTGATGCTTCATCTAGCGGTAACTTGCTGTATCACACAGCTTTAGACACATCCAAGACAATTTCTT